TTAGGAATGAGTGGATTCGCCCCCGTCAACATGAAGAACTTGACCAGTAACAAAACGAGAATCATCAGAAGCAAGATAGACATAGGTTGGTGCGAGTTCAAATGGATGGGCAACTCGTTCCATTGGATTAAATGCTCCATATACGGCGACTTGGTCTGACGAGAAACTTGCTGAAATAAGTGGAGTCCAAATTCGGCCGGGGGCGACGGCATTAACTCGGATCCCTTGTTTTACGACATTTTTAGCTAAGGCACGTGTCCAACCAACTATTGCGCCTTTTGTGGCAGTATAATCAATCATTTGCTGCTCACCTACATACGTCACCACTGAAGAAGTGCCAATGATTGAACTGCCTGGTTTTAAATAAGGAAGCGCTGCTCTTGTTGTGTAAAAATGAGAGTATATATTAACTTTGAAGGTGTCATCGAATTGTTCATCTGTAATGTCAAGCAGACTTAGTTGTTGGAATTGGATACCAACGTGGTTACAAAGAATATCGAGACGTCCAAACGTATTTACTGTTTGTTCTACAATGGAGATACACTGTTGTTTGTCTCGCAAGTCGCCAGGTAGTAGTAAACAACGTTGTCCGAGTTGTTCAATCCTCGTTTTTGTTCTATTTGCATCCTCATGTTCATCTAAGTATGAAATGGCAACATTTGCTCCTTCTTTAGCAAACGCAATTGCTACTGCTGCACCAATACCACTGTCACCCCCTGTAATAAGTGCTACTTTTCCTGTTAACTTCCCACTCCCTTTATAGTTCGGGTTTTCGATAATTGGAAGTGGTACCATAAATTTTTCCACTCCGGGATGGCGTAGCTGGCGCTGTTCAGGTAAACTTATCGGAATTTCTTCGTAACGTGTTATTTTCCCATAGTTAGGGTACATGGGATAAGGATGAGTTTTCATATTCGCTCTAAACATTTGTTGCATTTGCTTTATTTGGTCTAATTGACGACTTTGATCCTTTTGATCCATGGAAACCTCCTATAGAAGTGATTTTGTTCTATAGAATGTTTATGCTGTTCACTAAAAATAAAGTATAAAAATTGTGGAAAAAGTTGTTTGCTTTCGACACAGAAGCGTATTCTTCTCTCAAAAGAGAGACCTTTTTTCTTTATTGAACTGACCTTTAGGACAAAGCGCTTTACTCAACATTCTACCCCTTTGACAGGTCAACTTATTGTTAATTAACAGTTCTTTAATCCCGGCTACTTCAAGAATAGTACTTAAAAAATAGGTCAACCAGAAAAAACCTCTAACCACATCATACGTTAACTTATTTAATGGAATTTAAAATGCATCAAGATTAACTAATCTTACTGGTTGAATTATGATAACGTCAGCTCTACACCATTAACATGAATGGTTTGGTCATTAACAGACTACAATAGTGAATAGTCTTATCTAATAAAATTGCATTAAGCAGAGATATAAGTATAAATCTAATAATGATTATAAATAAAGAAGAAGCAAAGTGTATTGCAAAGAAAATGAATGTTACATTAACTGAACTACGGGAATAATTTTAAGTGGAAATACCTAAAAGGCTTTTACGGAATGACAAGAAAATTATCAGAAAAACAAAAAGTAGAAATCTTTATTGATAATTGGAAAAGAAATTAAATGTATGCTTCCCATAAAGAATAAAGCCAAGGAATTCAGTCTGGTAAGGCAATTGATTTATATGAAGCATATCAGAAAAAATACTATGTTATGGATACGTATATAATATTCAACTTGAGCATGGAAAAGAACTACGGGGACAACCTGGAATTGGTGATATTACAAAGCAGTACCTATATCAGTTGGCATATAAAAATTTTGTTAATGATCATGGAATTCAAGATGTTAAAAATTGCTTTTTGATGCCAACCGAACAACATAGCATTATTAATAAGGGATACGTCAATATAGAAATGTTAGATGCTCTCGGGTTACAGAATATTCAAATAAGACAGTTGCCCGCAGAATTGATATACTCGCACTATTTAGCAAATGAAAAAATGGATATAGGCTTACTTCATTTATAAAGGGGATGTGGGGGAGTATGGCAGGTAATCGTTCATTTAAAGAATATGTGGCAGAAAGATTCTATAATAAAATGTTTGCTGCCATACAGGATTTCACCGAAGAAAACTACGATGGCTTAGACTTACGGCTATACAGAGTTCAAAACATCGGCGGCATTGAGTTATCAGATATAGAAGTAAAGTTCGTATCTGTTAATGACTTACCGGACATGAAAATAGAATTTGATGTTGCTGTTGAAGCTGAATTCGAAGTCCGTGAATCAAATCATCGTTATGATGAATCAGAAAATTGTCGGCAATGGTTTATGCTGGAATGCTCAGGAGATTTGGATTGCAATTTGGATGATTTTTCAATCTCTAGTATAACTGAGTATACTAGCAAAAATAAGCAGCCGAAACCTATGTCAGACTCCCTTGTCCCTATCATTCATAAGGAACAACTAGAATCTGTTGCCACAGACTTCCTTAGAAGACATTACCCTGAAGCATTAAAAAACCCAATGGCAGTTGAGCCACAGGTGTTGGCAGAAAAAATGGGCCTTACAGTAGAAATGAGAGAGATTACAAAGGATTTCTCTGTTTTTGGGCAGATATACTTTCACGACTGTGATGCAGAGTTTTATGATGAAGATAGCGATGAAATGGTACAGACCCATGTGAGTGGCCGTACAATAATCGTGGATCCTAAAGCTTACTTCCTTCGTAACCTGGGATCAGTCAATAATACTATTGTGCATGAGTGTGTTCATTGGGACCAACATAGAAAAGCATTTGAATTGGAACGGTTATATAATAGCAGTGCCACACGAATCAAGTGTCAGGTAGTCGGAGGTATAAAAGACAATACCAGAGATGCAACTGACTGGATGGAATGGCAGGCGAATGCCCTCGCCCCAAAGATACAAATGCCACTTGCTATGTTTAAAACCCAAGCGTTCAAATTTATTAAGCAATTCAGTTCAGAACTGGGAACATCTGAACTTATAGATGTAATGGAGCCAGTTATTGACGCCTTAGCAACGTTCTTCAGCGTATCTCGGACAGCAGCTAAAATTCGAATGATTGATGCTGGATACGAGGAAGCAATCGGAACTTTTACTTATATAGATGGTCGCTACGTCAAGCCACACAGATTTAAGAAGGGTGCGCTTGAAAGAAATCAGACCTTTTCTATAAGCGCCGAGGATGCTGCCATCCAAAGCATAACCAATCCAGAAATGGCCGCTCTAGTTAGAGACGGAAGTTATATATATGTAGATTCTCACTTTGTGCTAAACTATCCAAAATATTTAACACATGATATATTCGGACAAACGGTACTTACTGACTACGCACGAACCCATATGGAAGAGTGCTGCTTGGTTTTCGAGTTATCAGTCAAATCCGGGTGTAGGGAAAGATACTATACTGAATGTTTCCTCAACCGTGATAAGACATCAAATATAGATTTTGATATAAAGTATTGTAATGGTTTTGAGTATGCGGCTCCAGAAAAGAAGGCCCAATTACTAGCTGAAACAATAGCTGAAGAAATGCGAATCTATAATGAATTGCCAAATAGCTATACCAGCTCTCTCAAAATAGTACGTGAGTGGAAAAAAGTAACTTATAAAGAATTAGCAGAGAAAATATTGGTCAACGAGCGTACCATAAGACGAATCGTTAATGGTGAGGAACCGGGATCTATTAATTCCATTGTATTGATTTGCCTTGGACTTCATCTACCGCCAAATATTAGCAGTCATATAATTCGCAACTCACCATTTTCATTGAATTTCAATAATAACAGTCATATTTGGTATAACTTTGCATTAACTCACCTATATGCAAAATCGATGGATGAGATTAGAACGTTTTTACAGGAACATGGCGCAGAGCCATTATAAAATTCAATAATATTTTTGAAAAAGCGGACACAGGATGTCCGCTTTTTAGTTATTAACTAAGTAAGCCATACATGAATCCTTTTAAGGGTTTGTGTATGGCTTTTTTTATTGTTGTTTTTAGGTGTTTTTGTTGGGAAAAGCGTCATTTTGAGCCTGAAATTAACGGGCATGAGGTGTCCGCCAAGGCTGTCCAATTCTCACCTACAATAATGATAGATGAAGGAAAGGTCCTTCGTAGTTAGCAAGAATTAGACCATTCCTCGTCTACAAAAAAATATCAAATGCCTGATTTGCAATAAGGGCAAAGGATACATATTGCTACGTTTCAGTCCGTTTAGGATTGTTATGCGTTGCAATAGAAGTACCTTACCTTGTTGCGCTCATTTTCAGGACAAAGGGTCTGTGTACTTCGAGGCACAGACCTATTTTTGTATCCTTTGCCGCCAATGCAGTCCGGCGGAAAGGATGCAAAATGAAAATTAGAATTATGTACGACAACAAACCTACCTATTTGGAGGTACCAGACGAGGACTGCACTGTAATGATTGATATGGACTATGAGGACAGGCTGTCCTGTGCCGAAGATAAGGAAACTGTGACTCGACGTTCACCACAGGAGATTATGGACGAGCGTTTTAACAAGCCCGACTACAATAACTGGCATAAATTTGATAGACACAGAGGGATGCCCAAAAAACCATTCCGTAAGGACGACGAATCTGAGGATGCAACGGATCATATGGACTATCTCCCCGATAATTTCCAAGAAGTGGAACGAAATAAAAAGGAAGATTATGAATATTACTGTGAGATTATTCGTTCCATTCTCAAGCCAAAACATTCAGAACCTTTTATTGCTGTATATCTTGATGGCATGTCAATGACTGAGTATGCAGAGCGTGAGGGTGTTAGTAAAAGCGCCATTTCACACCGTTTAGATACAGCTAAGAAGAATTTCAAAAAAGTTTTTCCAGAATCCTCAACTTTCCCCTCTTGCCACGGCTAATAGATAGAGGGCAGCACATAAACGCTCTCAAGAAAGAGGTGAAGAACATGAAACACAACTTGAAAATCAGTGTTTCAAAAACTCCACAGTCTGGCGGGATTGTCTCCTGTCGTAATGTCACTATAAGGGAGCGTTTCCTACGTTTCTTACTTGGTGATAAGCAGAAACTGACTATCCTTGTCCCGGGTGACACCGTACAGGAACTCGCCATTAGTGAGATTAAGGAGGGAGGATTAAACCATGAGCAAAATCAAACTTCTTCTTGATGTGGTTTCTGATATGCGCTCTTTGGCAGACAGTATACAAGCGGTTGCTGATGCAATGGCGGGCAATGAACCTGTCGAAGCAAAAGAACCGACTACACCTGTAAAAAAACCTGCGCCAAAGAAAAAGGAAATCACTCTGGAGGAAGTCAGAGCAAAACTCGCTGAAAAGAGCCAAGACGGTCTTACTTCTCAAGTGAGAGAAATCATCAAAAAATACGGTGGCTCTAAATTAAGCGAAGTTGACCCAAAACATTATGCAGATATGTTGAAAGATGCGGAGGTACTAGGGAATGAGTGATCACGCAGTACTTTCCGCATCAGGGTCCCATAGGTGGCTTAATTGCCTTCCATCTGCAAGATTGGAACTAGAATTTGAAAATAACGAATCCAATGCAGCCGCTGAAGGCACCGCCGCCCATGCTCTTTGTGAACACAAACTTAAAAAAGCACTTCACATGAGAAGTAAAAGGCCAGTCTCGGTGTATAACTCTGATGAAATGGAAGAACACAGCGATGCCTATGTTGAATTTGTAATGGAGCAGTTTGAATTGGCAAAACAAAGCTGTACGGACCCGTTAATACTTATTGAACAACGTCTTGATTTTTCCTGCTATGTACCACAGGGGTTCGGAACTGGTGACTGCATCATCATTGGCGATAAAAAGCTTCATATTATCGATTTTAAGTACGGCATGGGTGTGTTAGTAGATGCAGTAGGAAACCCACAGATGAAATTGTACGCCCTTGGAGCTTTGGAAATCTACGATAGCTTGTATGACATCGAAGAGGTTTCCATGACCATCTTCCAACCTCGCAGGGAAAATGTCAGCACATGGACAATCCCGGTAAATGAATTAAAAGACTGGGCAGAAAACGAGCTTAGACCAAAGGCCAAAAAAGCTTATGAAGGCGAAGGTAACTACCTTCCAGGTGAATGGTGTACATTCTGTCGAGCGGCTGTTAAATGCCGTGCAAGAGCAGAAGAAAAGCTGAAATTAGCACAGATGGAATTTAAACTGCCTCCCCTGCTTACGGATTCCGAAATTGAGGAAGTTCTCTCTAAACTGTCCGACCTTACAAAGTGGGCAAATGAAATCATTGCTTATGCGACGGATGCTGCCGTTAATCAAGGGAAAGAGTGGCACGGCTTTAAGGTAGTCGAGGGCAGGTCTATCCGTAAATATAAGGACGAAGAGGCCGTGGCTGAAGCAGCCAAGGCAAATGGCTATAATGATATCTATCGTCAGAGTCTTATTACCCTTACGGAAATGCAGAAGCTGATGGGTAAATCGAAATTTCAAGAAATCCTCGGTGGTCTCATACATAAACCACCGGGAAAGCCGACTCTGGTCCCGTTATCGGATAAGCGGCCAGCTATGAATAGATCAAACGTAAAAAACGAATTTAATGAGATAACGGAGGAATTGGAATATGAATAATCAAAACAGAACGAAGGTTGTTACAAGCGTCAACACACGTCTTAGCTACTTTCACGGCTGGGAGCCCGTATCCATCAATGGCGGAGCGGAAAAGTACAGCGTATCCGTATTGATTCCCAAAACAGATAAGGAAACCATCAATGCTATCAATGCAGCAGTAGATGCAGCCATTGAAGAGGGCCTTGCAAAGTTTGGTGGAAAAAAGCCGAATAAGGCGGCTATCAAACTGCCACTTCGTGATGGTGATGTAGAACGTGATGATGAGGCTTATAAAGGGCATTATTTTGTAAATGCCAACAGCAAGACTCCACCCCAAATAGTAGATAAAGCAGTCAGACCTATCTTGGATCGCAACGAGGTTTACAGTGGTTGCTATGCAAGAGTATCCCTGAATTTCTATGCTTTTAACTCTAATGGCAATAAGGGTGTTGCATGTGGTTTAGGCAACATCCAGAAGATAAGAGATGGAGAGCCTTTAGGTGGAAGAACCAATGCAGCTGATGACTTCACAACGATTGAAGATGACGATTTTTTAGCATAAAGAATAAATACAGACGAGGTGGTGGAGGTTGTTCTTCTGCCACCTCGTTTGCATTGGAAAGGACGGTTATACATGAATTCTATTTCTATTGATATTGAAACGTTTAGTAGTGCCAATCTTCAAAAGTCTGGGGTTTACCGTTATGCCGAAAGTGATGATTTTGAAATTTTACTATTTGGCTATTCAGTGGATGGCGGCGAAGTACAAGTTGTTGACCTTGCTTGTGGAGAGAAAATCCCAGATAAAATTATAAACGCACTTATGGATAATTCCGTCACCAAGTGGGCTTTTAATGCAATGTTTGAGCGTGTGTGTCTATCAAAATGGCTTAACCTTACAAATTATCTTGACCCTACATCTTGGAAATGCTCCATGATCTGGTCGGCATATATGGGACTTCCGCTTTCGCTAGAGGGGGTCGGTGCAGTTTTAGGTTTAGAAAAGCAAAAATTGACTGAAGGTAAAGACCTTATTAAATATTTCTGTACTCCCTGCTCCCCTACTAAATCAAATGGCAGTCGAGTTCGTAATCTGCCGGAACATGACGTGGAAAAATGGGAGCGGTTTAAAGCATATAACCTTCGTGATGTGGAAACCGAGATATCAATACAGCAGAGATTATCCAAGTTTCCAGTACCAGAGAACATCTGGGAGGAGTATCATCTCGACCAGGAAATCAATGATCGCGGCATTGCCATTGACATGACTTTCGTAAAACAGGCTGTCGAGATGGATGAACATTCCCGTGAAAAGCTGATGGCTTTAATGCAGGATATAACCAATTTAGAGAATCCAAACTCTGTGCAACAAATGAAAGATTGGCTTGCTAATAATGGGCTAGAAACAGAGTCCCTAGGTAAAAAAGCTGTTGCTGAGATGTTAAAGATAGCACCTGAACCACTAGGCACGGTTTTAGAACTTCGTCAGCAACTTGCGAAATCATCGGTGAAAAAATACACAGCAATGGAGAATGCAGTATGTAGTGACGGTCGTGCAAGAGGAATGTTTCAGTTTTACGGGGCCAACAGAACTGGAAGATTCTCTGGCAGGCTGATTCAACTGCAAAATCTCCCCCAAAATCATATGTCCGATTTGGAACAGGCTCGTGATTTAGTTCGAAGCGGAAACTTTGATGCTCTTACTTTACTCTATGATTCTATCCCAGAGGCACTATCAGAGCTTATTCGCACTGCTTTTATACCTCGAGAGGGCATGAAGTTCATCGTTGCAGATTTTTCAGCGATTGAGGCTCGTGTCATTGCCTGGCTAGCAGGCGAAAAATGGAGAATAGACGTATTCCAAAACGGCGGAGACATCTACTGTGCCAGTGCTTCTCAAATGTTTAATGTACCTGTTGAAAAGCATGGTGTGAATGGCCATCTTCGTCAGAAAGGAAAAATTGCTGAACTAGCCCTCGGTTACGGCGGATCTGTTGGAGCATTAAAATCAATGGGTGCTTTGGAGATGGGAATTGAAGAAGAGGAACTTCAGCCTCTTGTAACGGCTTGGAGACAGTCCAACCCCAATATCACAAAACTCTGGTGGGATGTTGACCGGGCAGTAAAAACTTGTGTTAAGCAAAAAACTCCCACAGAGACACACGGCATTAAATTTTTATATCAAAGTGGAATGCTCTTTATTGTTCTTCCTTCTGGTAGGCGGCTTGCCTATGTGAAACCTCGTATGGGAGAGAATATGTTTGGCGGTGAGTCGGTTACTTATGAAGGTGTTGGTGGGACGAAAAAATGGGAAAGAATCGAAAGCTATGGACCCAAATTTGTAGAGAATATTGTTCAGGCTATCAGTCGTGACATTTTGTGTCATGCCATGCAGACATTAAAGAATTGTTCCATTGTGGCTCATGTACACGATGAAATTATCATCGAGGCGGATATGGAGATGTCACTTCCTGCTATCTGCGAGCAGATGGCTAGGACACCAACCTGGGCAAATGGCCTGTTACTTAGTGCTGATGGTTATGAGTGTCTGTTTTATCAAAAAGATTAAATAAATTGGGTATTCGGATTATCTTGTGGAAAAAGATTAAAAAGACCTTCAACTTTTAAATAACGAAAACAGGATAGCACTATATTTGGTTTGCTTATTTAACGCAGTTTATTAAGACTGCAAATAAGACCACCTCTACAAGTAGATTTATTATTAAAAAACAAATCGCTTTTATTGACAAATAAATTTATTTGTGCTATAATTTACATTTAAATTAAATTTGTGTATAATAAGATTCTCCTGGCCAGGGGAATCTTATTTTGTTAAATGGGAGGATTAATTTATGAAGAAGAATGAATCAAGTTTAACTTCCTTAATATCAGCCTTCGGTCGAGCATACCATAGTCAATATGATACACCCAAAATTTTTGATGATTTTATTGCAAAGGATCTAATTACTCAAAAGGAATTTTCAGATATTCGTGAAAACATGATTAAAGGAATTTCATTCTTTAATAAAGAAATTGCAATGAAGTTTCAGGATCAGCCGGATGAAATATTAAAATGGATTACGCAAGTACAACTTTCTCCAATTACTTTAGCACGTGCTGCCTATTGCGAAAATGTATTATTTCATGAAATGTTACTAGGTGTGAAACAGTATGTCATTCTAGGAGCTGGGTTAGATACCTTTTGTTTCCGACATAGCGAACTAAATAACAGCTTAGAAATATTTGAAGTTGATTATCCAGCCACTCAAGACTTTAAAAAGATAAGATTAGCAAATGCCAATTATCAAATTCCAGATAATCTTCATTTTGTTTCAATGGATTTCACCAAAGAATTTACTATTCAAAATCTTGTCGAAGAAGGCTTTATGCTTAACAAAAAAACTTTCTTTAGTCTTTTAGGTGTATCTTATTATTTAACAAAAGAGGAAAATTCCACTTTGATAAATACATTATTTACCAAAGTACCATCAGGAAGTTCTATCGTTTTTGATTATGCAGATGACAAACTTTTTGAAGAAAAAGGAATGTCTAATAGAGTTCAAAATATGGTTAAATTGGCTTCAACTGGCGGTGAGCCAATGAAATCATGTTTTACTTTTGATGAAATAGAGAAAATGTTAGAAAACTCAGGTTTACTTATTTATGAACATTTATCACCTGCTACTATTAATAATCAATTCTTTGGTGATCGTTCAGATTATTTGTCTGCATTCGAAACAATTCATTACATCCATGCTGTAAAAAAATAATTATAAAGTGAAATGCCAACTAACCTCTCAATCTTCCTTAGATTGGGGGGTTTTATTTATTTTATAACTTCTTCTGATAAATAGCCCGTTTGTTGAAGTGAAAAACTGCTGAATCAATCTATAAATCTATATTAATACACAAATTCCACACGATAATCAGAATGCCTAATTAATTTTTTTAAAATCCTCAACAATCATTACCTCCTGTGGCTATTAGGTAGAGGAACTTTCCTCTGACTATATTGCAGGAGGTAATTCGTATGGACGAATTAGTAAAAATCAATTATGAAAATCAACGACCAACCGTACTCGGTCGTGATTTACATGAAGCCTTGGAAGTAAAGACCGCTTATAAAGATTGGTTTCCAAGAATGTGTGAGTACGGATTTGAGGAAGGGTCAGACTTTAGCTCATTTTTGAGCGAAAGTACTGGAGGCAGACCAAGCATAGACCATCAGTTAACAATTGATATGGCAAAAGAGCTATGTATGATACAGCGTACTCCAAAAGGAAAACAATGCCGTCAATACTTTCTTGAAATAGAAGGACGATGGAATTCCCCTGAGGCGATCATGGCAAGGGCATTACAGTTTGCCAATCAACAACTAACTCAAGTAAGGAATCAAAATAAAGTGCTTGAAGGTACGGTTGCTGTTCAGAATCAGCAAATTGCAGAAATGAAACCGAAAGTCTCTTATTACGATGTAGTTTTAAATTGTAAAGACCTTATTTCCACCTCAGCAATTGCCAAAGATTACGGCAAGTCAGCTATTTGGATGAACCGCTATCTTAATAAAAAGGGCATCCAGTTTAAACAAGGCGGCATTTGGCTTTTATATCAGAAGTATGCGGAAAAAGGCTACACCAGTACTAAGACACATAGCTACCTTGGCAGTAACGGTGAACAGCATACAAAGGTCCATACATATTGGACTCAAAAAGGCAGACTCTTCATTTACGAACTGATGAAGGCGGACGGTATTTTGCCTCAGATAGAAATGGAGGGTGTGTAATGGGAATCAACAAATTCAATCATGAAGGATACCATGATCCAACTCCCCATGAAGCACTGACAAACATAATGAGAAAGGAAAAGGCAGAGAAAAAATCTGCCTTTAAGCCGCTTGTATATATCTGTTCTCCTTATTCTGGTGATATAGAAGGAAACGTTGAAAAGGCTCGCAGCTTTTGCAGGTTTGCCGTGGAAAGTAATTGTATACCAATTGCTCCCCACCTTATGTTTCCGCAGTTTATGGATGATGAAAATCCAGAGGAACGGGAACTTGCCATATTTATGGACATCGTGCTTATGGGCAAATGCTCCGAGGTTTGGGTGCTAGGCAATACCATCTCAAGCGGGATGGCAAGGGAAATTGAAGTAGCCAAGAAACGCAGACAAACGGTCAGGTATTTTAGTCCGGAGCATGAGGAGGTTGATAGCTTATGAAAATTGCAGTAGGCAATAGCCGGATGGATAGAAAATGGAAAAACAAAGATATATCCTGGGAGGATTTTTGTTCCCGTGTAAAGACAACCCAACGTACTACAGAAACGGTAGAAGAATATCGGAAACTTAAAAAAGGTCAACAAGATGATATCAAAGACGTGGGCGGCTTTGTCGGGGGACATTTAAAAGAAGGAAGGCGAAAGAAGGGCAATGTTCTGTGTCGTTCTTTGCTTACCCTTGATATGGATTACGGTAGACCCGATATCTGGGAACAAATCAGTATGCTTTTCGATTTCAAATGTTGCGTTTACTCCACTCATAAGCACACACCAGAAAATCCGAGACTCAGACTTATCGTTCCCCTTGCTCGTGAGATCAGCGAAGAAGAATATGCAGCTGTTGGACGTATGGTGGCAAAAGAAATTGGTATTGATCTTTTCGATGATACGACATATGAAGCCCATCGCCTTATGTATTGGCCATCCACTTCCTCTAACGGTAAATTTGTCTACGAAGAGCAGGATGGAGCATTACTTGACCCGGATATTTATCTTGCAAAATATGAAAACTGGCGAGATACATCAACTTGGCCCGTATCAAGTAGGCAGTCTGAAGTTATTAATCGCAGTCTGAAAGAACAAGCAGATCCTCTTTTAAAGGAAGGTGTGGTAGGAACTTTCTGTCGCGCCTATTCCGTTCGTGAAGCAATAGAGAAATTCTTAGGTACAGTTTATGAAGCATCTGCTATGGAAGGGCGCTATGACTATATTCCAGCTGACAGTAGTGCGGGTGTGATTATCTATGATGATAAATTCGCATACAGCCACCATGCCACCGACCCAGCAAGCGGCCTGCTCCTCAATGCTTTTGACCTCGTTCGTATTCATAAATTCGGCTCTTTAGATGAGAGAGCTTCCACTACTACGGCTCCTGGCAGGATGCCGTCTTTTGTGGCAATGTGCGAGTTTGCTATAAAAGATGAAGCGGTAAAAGCTGAGTTCGCAAAGGAAAGACAGGCTCAGGCTGAAGATGAGTTTAGGGATGAGGATTGGCAGACAGGTTTGGAACTAGATAAGCAAGGTCGGATAAAAGACACACTGGATAACATCGTCTTGATTATTCGTCATGATGAAGATTTACAGCATATCGCTTTCAACTGCCACCGTGATGGTATTGATGCCAAAGGTGGTCTGCCTTGGGAACAGATCAAGGCTGGTTGGAATGATTCGGATAACGCGCTTCTTAAGGTGTACTTAAGCAGTAAATACGGAGTCTATTCCCCTACCAAGACCAAAGATGCTGTGTTAGCTGTAGCGTCAGAACGAGCCTACCACCCTGTTAAGGAGTATCTCGACTCACTGCCAAAATGGGATGGTATTAGTCGAGTGGAAAATCTTCTCATTGATTATTTCGGTGCAACAGATAATTCCTACACAAAAGCGGTGATTCGCAAAACGATGGTTGCAGCGGTAGCCCGCATTTATAGACCCGGTACAAAGTTTGATAGTGTTCTAATCTTAAACGGACCTCAAGGTATCGGTAAGTCAACCTTCTTTGCCAAACTTGCTGGAGACTGGTTTTCAGATAGTTTGACTATTACAGATATGAAGGATAAATCCGGGGCTGAGAAACTTCAGGGATATTGGTTACTGGAACTAGGAGAGCTTGCTGGGATGCGTAAGACTGATGTGGAGATTGTGAAGTCCTTTATTTCGAGGGCGGACGATAAGTACCGTGCCAGTTATGGAGTTAACGTGGAAAGCCATCCCCGGCAATGCGTAATTGTAGGTTCTACTAATGCGGAAAGCGGTTTTCTTCGTGATATTACGGGCAACCGCAGATTTTGGCCAGTCCGCATTAGCGGTAACGATAAAAAGAAAGCTTGGCAGATGACCAAAGAGGAAGTACAGCAGATTTGGGCCGAGGCACTAGTGCTATATGAGAAGGGCGAAAAACTCTACCTTGAAGGTGATGATGTATCCATGGCAACTAGTGAACAGGCAGATGCTATGGAAACAGATGAACGAGAAGGACTGGTTCGTACTTACTTGGATACGCTCTTGCCGGATGATTGGGACACGATGTCTTTGTACGAGCGTAGAAATTTCCTCGGCGGTAGCGAATTTGACAGCGGCACCCGTGTTGGAACAGTAAAAAGAACCCTTGTCTGCAATATGGAAATTTGGTGTGAGTGTTTCGGTAAAGAGGCATCAATGTTAAAACCATCAGATTCCTATGCTATCGGTGCCATTATGAGAAAGATCAGCGAGTGGAACAAGTACACTGGGAACAAGAATGGTGTTGTAATGTTTCCTGTCTACGGAAAGCAACGAGCTTATTCCCGAGTCGAGGAACAACGCTAAGTTGTACCTTACCTTGTTCCCATGCTGGTTCTTTCCCTAAAGTTAGTAATGATAAGGAAAATCAACGGTTCGGAACAAGTGGAACAAGAAGTATCCTATTTATTTATAAATAGTAAAAAGAAGTAATAGTAGCCTGTGCATACACGCATACGCGCGCGTATAGGAAAATTGGGTCAAAGTTGTTTTCTTGTTCCGAGCCTTTTTATATGGGAGGTATTTATGCTTGAAAAATATATAGAAAAGAAACTGGTGGCTGAGGTAAAAAAGATGGGAGGCATTGCTGCGAAGTTTGTTAGTCCGGGTTTAGATGGGATGCCAGACCGCCTAGTGCTTTTACCATATGGGAAGATGGCTTTTGTGGAATTAAAGGCTCCCGGAAAGAAACCTCGCCTGTTACAGATTAGAAGAATAAAGCAATTACAGAAGTTAGGCTTTACCTGCTATATCATTGATGATGTTAAGCAGATTGGAGGGATACTTGGTGAAATACAATCCTCATAAATATCAGACCTATGCAACGAACTTCATACTTAAGCATCCCATCGCTGCGGTGTTTTTAAAAATGGGTCTTGGCAAAAGCGTCATTACTCTAACGGCTATATTTGATTTATGTCTTGATAGTTTTGAAATTGGAAAGGTTCTGGTCATTGCCCCACTTCGAGTAGCAAGGGATACTTGGCCAGCTGAGATAAATAAGTGGGAGCATTTAAAAGAACTGGAGTTTTCGGTAGCCATCGGCACAGAACAGGAGCGATTGGCGGCTCTTAGAAAACCTGCAAGTGTCTATCTTATAAATAGAGAAAATGTGGACTGGTTGGTAAACAAAAGTGGCATCCCTTTTGACTATGACATGGTGGTAATCGATGAGCTATCATCCTTTAAATCCTATGGTGCAAAAAGATTTACAAGTTTACTAAAAGTAAGGCCGAGGGCAAAACGGATTGTGGGTCTTACGGGTACACCTTCCAGTAATGGGTTAATGGATTTGTGGGCAGAGTTTCGTATTCTCGACATGGGTAAAATACTCGGCAGGTACATAACTCACTACCGCAATTCCTTTTTTACACCAGATAAACGCAATCAGCAAATCGTATTTTCATATAAGCCCTTGCCAGGTGCTGAAGATGCCATTTATCAGCTCATTTCGGATATCACCATTTCCATGAAATCAGTGGATTTTCTGAAAATGCCAGAATGCATGATCAATGAAGTGCCTGTGTATCTAAATGACAAAGAACAATCCGTATATGATCGCTTTCGTGAAGAGATGGTTTTTGAATTTGCTGATGAAGAAATAGATGCCATGAAATGCAGCAGTCCTTTCAGGCAAACTTCTGCAAATGGCAAACGGTGCTATCTATGATGATGATAAAAACCCCCATATTATCCATGACCGCAAGCTAGATGCTCTTGAGGATTTAATTGAAGGTGCTAACGGCAAACCTGTGCTTATTGCCTATTGGTATAATCACGATTTAGAGCGTATTAAGGTAAAATTCAATGTCAGAGAAATTAAAACTTCCAAGGATATCAAGGATTGGAACAACGGCGATATTACTGTGGGAGTTATCCATCCTGCATCTGCGGGACACGGCCTTAACTTACAAAGTGGTGGTTCAACGCTTATCTGGTTTGGACTTACTTGGAGTCTGGAACTCTATCAGCAAACCAATGCGAGACTTTGGAGACAAGGACAAAATGAAACCGTGGTTATCCATCACATTATTACTAAAGGCACGATTGATGAAGATGTTATGAATGCTTTGAAGAAAAAGGAAAAGACACAGTCCGACCTTATCAATGCTGTCAAAGCAAATCTTGGGAAAGCGAGGGATGCTGTATGATGGATGCATTTGAAAAACTGGCGAATGCCATTATTCTACAGGCAGTTAAAGATTATCGTTTTGCACTGAAAAGACTAGCAAAACACCCTCGCAATGATTCTGCTTTATATACAAAACGTGAGGTTGAGTGCTTCTTTCATTCTGAATTGTTCAATGTCCTCACCTCTCTAAACCCTGACATGTTAATTCAACAACTACAAGAGGAGGTGGTGCGATGATGACAGCTAAGGAATTCCTAAAACAGGCTTATCGCTTGAATGAATTGATTAATTCCGACCTTGAAGAGTTACAAAATTTAAGGGAACTATCAAGAAGTATCTCATCCCCAGTTTTGGAGGAAAAAGTCAGTAGAACCAAGAGTACTGACCCACCCTTTGAAAAATATGTAATTAGAATAGTAGATTTGGAGCAACAGATACAACAAGAGGTTGAACGGTTAGTAAAGCTGAAATCAGATATCCGTGAAGCGATTAACCAGATGGAAAACGTGGATGAGAAGTTGCTTCTTCGCTACCGATACATTAACTTTCTTAACTGGGAGGAAATCTGTGTAAACCTTAATGTTTCCATGAGAACCGTGCATAGACTCCATTCATCTGCATTGCAACATTTAAAGGTGCCTGAATAATCGGAAAATGAAAAGGCATTACATATTTCTGCAGCCATGTAATGCCTTTTTTTTGTTTGAACAATTGCGCCCGAATGTGGAATACTATAAAATTTCTTCGAATGTCCCAACTTATTCCTCGAACGTTTCCGTACCCCATTTAGGTTGCTAATTTCTATATTATTTCGAGTGTTTCTCAAAGCATATATTATTAATCTTTTTCAGTAATAACTGCTCCTGTTATCGCATCAATGTATCTGATAGACTTTCTTGTATGGCGATCACATGCTTGATAGACAAGTGTATAGTATTCTTCTTTTTCATCATAATTTTTGTTCCATGCTAATTCAAAATCCAAATGATTGAGAAAAATGTCATGCACTTCTTTTTTCGAAATAACAGGTTCAGATGATATATGCCTAAGTTGTTCATAGTCAAAACTAGGGCCACTATAATAATCTATCTGACCTGTTTTCCGATTAACGGTAACCACAACTATTTCTGTATAAATACGTATACCGTGTCCGTTATGCACGTGGAAAGTAAACGCTTCTTTCATTTTAGTATCGTCCAGTTCGTCGTCATTATCATGGACAATCAGTTGCAAATATTGATAATAATTCGGGATCATCATTTGTAGAAAGTCAATGGCTTTTTGATAACATTCTTCGCGATTTAGGCAAAGGTCGCCACTTCGATCCTTAATCCACACAAAACTTCTTACTTGTCCCGTTTTTTTCGAAATGAAGGCTTTTACTGTATCTTCATTGTGATTTTGAAAAAGGTTATTCATCGATAAATCGTTTTCTACCATCTTCCAATCTCGATCACGCCAGACAATCCCTGTTTCTTCTCCCCAATCGACTTCTCGAATGACTTCCATCTCATCAGTAATACCAATAATCTCTTCTACGGAAACATCTTTTCGTATTATTGTAGGAGGCGGCGGTAGTGAAACATACGTTTCTGGATTATCTTCTTCATCTTCATGAATTATAGTTAATGTCGGCTCCACAACGTCGGCTTTATATTTCATGAAAAGCTCGGGATCGTACAATAGGCGGAGTCCATCTTCGGCTACATCATAAATATCAGAATACAAATTCGCTATGGTAAGCTGAAAATCCAATCGATTCCGAACGTGTTCAATCAGTTTTTCTTTTGCAATCAATGTTTTTGGAATTATTGGTGCTGGTTGTAATCCATAATATTTGAAATTAACAATCTCCCCGCTAGGTTTAACATCGATATAGCACCCCGCATCATCTAATGGTAGGTCCATCACGATTTGTTCATAGTAAAAACGGTAGGCAGCCGTTAATTTTTTTGTATGATAATGGGTTAAACCTTGTAAGGCATGAGGGTAATGGCTACGCAAAAATTGCTCCGCTCGTTCTTTTAATTCACTTTCATTTAGAGGGACCCTACCTGTGTTAGTTTTGTTCAGTTCGATAGATAAACTTGTCAAATTTCCAGCAAGGTCAAGCGTGATCGAAATCCATTCTTCTTGTTGTTTATCTGCCCATGAAAAAATGGCTTCTCCTTCGCCATTTTCACCCTCAAAATATTCTTCTATGATAGGTTTAAAATGTTCAGGAAGTTGAACTAACGTTCTCGCTCGTTCCTTTAATTGTTCTTTTATCAATGAAACCACCTCTTATAATGCAAATTTAAACTAATAATAGTCAAAAGTATAAAGTAAATATCCTAATTTTTCTGCTCTTTTAAGTAAAAACTTTACAAACCCTTCAACATTTTAACATAAATATACAAAATATATTGAACTGTTCTTTAGCAATTTGCCCGATTGTTGAAAACCAATTTCATAAATTTATTATTCTCAAATCTATTTTAACACACGTTTAAATCAAGAGTTCCACAAGTCAATCACGATAATTATAACAAGTTGGCACACTTTGGCATACGATGACACTGTTTGTCCGTAGTGAAAGTTATATAATGGTAGTATGGAATATTAATAAATAGAAGCCTTCACGGGAGCATTTCTCCTGCGAGGGCTTTTTCTATGGGCAAAAGGAGGTGCAGTATGCCAAAGAAACCTAAGCGACCGTGCTCTTACCCTGGTTGTCCAGAGCTGACTGACAGTCGATTTTGTGAAGAGCATGGTAAGAAGGAAGCTGCACGGTATGAAAAGTATGATCGTGACCCAGCAACTCGTAAACGTTATGGTCGTGCTTGGAAAAGGATACGTGACCGCTACATTGCAGCCCATCCTCTTTGTGAGGAATGTAAACGACAAGGAAAGTTGACCCCAGCAACCGAAGTGCATCATATTCTTCCTCTTGCAAGAGGAGGGACTCACGATAGAAGTAATCTGATGGCTCTTTGTACTCCTTGCCACTCTGCTATCACAGCAAGAGATGGAGACCGTTGGGGAACCCGGTAGGGGGAGTCAAATCTCTACAGCTTTTTCTTTGTGTAACGGGCGTGGGGCAACGCGTGAAAATTCGCGGTTTCAAACAGGGTAATAGGCGCCCATCGATGAAAAGAGGTGAGTGAATGGCCAAAGACGGAACAAATCGTGGAGGTGCCCGTATAGGCTCCGGTCAAAAGAAGAAACCGCTTGCTGACAAAAATGCAGAGGGAAATCCCGGTAAGAGAAAAATTGAAGTCGTTGAGTTCCAAAATACCGCTGACCTGAAGGGGCAAGAAATGCCAAAGCCAATGGCCATGCTCTCCGCAGTGCAAAAGGATGGGAAAACCCTAGTAGCAAGTGAAATCTATAAAATTACATGGAAATGGCTTGAGGAACGTGGGTGTGCCCATTTGGTACTTCCGCAGCTTCTAGAGCGATATGCCATGAGTGCGGCCAGATGGATACAGTGTGAGGAAGCAGTAACTGAGTTTGGCTTTCTAGCCAAGCACCCAACCACCGGCAATGCTATTCAAAGTCCCTATGTAGCGATGAGTCAGAACTTTATGAGTCAGACAAATAGGCTATGGATGGAGATATATCAAATCGTTCGAGAGAATTGTGCTACAGAGTATTCAGGTTTAAATCCACAGGACGACGTGATGGAGCGACTGCTATCTGCCCGCAGAGGAAAATAAAGATGAGGAGATATGATGTAATGAGTAAAAAATACTTAACAGCAGAAAGTGTATGCGCCGGGCATCCTGACAAACTATGTGACATCATTGCAGATAGCATTTTGGAAGCTTGCTTACGTAAAGATAGGGCATCAAGGGTGGCTTGCGAGGTTATGGCGACTAAAGGAAAAATTATCGTGGCGGGCGAGATCTCCTGCAGCGAGAAAATAGACATCCGATACATTGTTAGGAATGTCCTTAAAGAGGTTGGATACAACCCTCTTAAATTCTTGATTTATGTATTTGTACACAAACAAAGTGTAGATATTGCAACTGGTGTGGATACTGCACTGGAAGTAAGAAATGGGATAAACGAACAGTATGGTTCGATAGGTGCTGGAGACCAAGGAACTGTGTATGGCTATGCTACAAAGGAAACAGGAGAAATGCTTCCCCTACCCCTTGTACTATCTCACAGGATTGTAAAGAGACTGGATGATTGCCGAAAAGGGAAACTGATAAAAGGTATCCACCCAGATGGTAAAGCGCAGGTGACGGTGGAATATGAAGGGGACACTCCAGTGAGAATAAAGACGATTGTGATTTCTGTGCAGCATGATAAGAATAAAACACAGGAAGAACTTAAGGCGGATATTCTTAACAATGTCTTATGGCAATGCTTTGAGGATTTCCCTTTTGATGATGAAACAGAACTTCTCGTCAATCCATCTGGTCAGTTTGTTCTTGGTGGACCCGCTGCCGACACGGGTTTGACTGGAAGAAAAATCATGGTCGACACCTATGGAGGGCTTTCATCTCATGGAGGTGGTGCTCTTTGTGGTAAAGACCCAACCAAAGTTGACCGAAGCGGTGCTTACATGGCTCGGTATATTGCCAAGCATATTGTTTGGTGTGGTTATGCAAAGAAGTGTGAAGTGAGTATTTCCTATGCCATTGGTAAGGCAAATCCAGTAGCCTTTACTGTAAATACCCTTGGCACTGGAACTGTTTCTGATGAAATATTAACTATTGCAGCTCAGGAGACTTTCAACTTAAGACCTGCGGCCATCATTGAAAAACTACGTCTTAGAAATGTGGTTTATTCTGACACAGCGGCTTATGGTCACTTTAATAGTTGTCTGTTCCCGTGGGAGGATGTAAATAAATACAGTGAATTTAGAAAGGCGGTGGAAAAGTATGTTGATAGAGAAGATTAAAACGAAACAACTCATCCCCGCTGAATATAACCCAAGGAAGGATTTAAAACCGGGTGATCCGGAATATGAGAAACTTAAACGCTCCCTTGAGGAGTTTGGATATGTAGAACCCGTTATATGGAATAAGACCACAGGCAAAGTTATCGGAGGGCATCAACGCTTGAAAGTCCTGCTGAGTATGGGCATGGATGAAATAGAATGCGTAGTTGTCGAAATGGATGAGCAAAAGGAAAAGGCTCTGAACATTGCACTAAATAAAATAAGTGGCGATTGGGATAAAGATAAATTGGCACTTCTCATTACAGACCTAAATGCTTCTGATTTTGATGTTTCTCTTACAGGATTTGACCCAGGAGAGTTAGAGGATCTTTTCAAAGATTCCCTTAAGGATAATATAAAAGAAGATGATTTCGATGTAGACAGCGAGCTGAAAAAGCCCGCTGTTTCGCATTTAGGGGATGTTTGGATACTCGGACAGCATCGATTAGTCTGCGGAGACAGTACAAAGAAAGACACCTTTGATGTCTTGATGGATGGGAAAGCTGCCAATCTGGTAGTTACGGACCCTCCATATAACGTTAACTATGAAGGCACTGCTGGAAAAATCAAAAATGACAACATGGCGAATGAAGCGTTCTATGATTTTCTGCTTGCGGCATTTCAAAACACCGAAGCAGCGATGGCAAAGGACGCTTCTATTTATGTATTCCATGCTGATACGGAAGGACTCAATTTCAGAAGAGCATTCTCCGATGCGGGATTTTATCTATCCGGTACTTGTATATGGAAAAAGCAGTCCCTTGTTCTCGGTCGCTCTCCTTATCAATGGCAACATGAACCGGTACTCTTTGGATGGAAAAAGAAAGGCAAGCATCTCTGGTATTCAGACCGCAAGCAGACCACCATCTGGGAGTTTGAGAAACCAAAGAAAAATAGCGACCACCCAACCATGAAACCCGTGGCACTTGTGGCATATCCCATTATGAACTCGAGCCTTAGTAACTGCATTGTGCTTGATCCCTTCGGTGGTTCAGGAAGCACATTGATTGCCTGTGATCAGACCGATAGAATCTGCTATACCATTGAACTAGATGAAAAGTACTGTGATGTCATTGTGAAAAGGTATATTGAGCAAGTCGGAAACTCTGATGGTGTGTTTCTTTTAAGAGATAGCTCGAAATTCAGATATTGTGATTTGCCAAATGTTGATTTATCTACACAAAATACCGCCGATTAATGGAACAGTATTTTCTACAGAAAGATGCTCTAAATGACTTGATAATAACAGCTTTTAGAGTGATATATGTACGTACCGAAAATAGAAAGGCGGTATGAAAATGCAGATTAACTATAATGTTTCAGGACCAAAAAGAAAAGCACTGGTTAACGCAATCAGTCAAGAACTAAATGCCCCTGTAAAATATCTCGGAGCACCTACATTTGCATATGAGGTGGCAGACTACAATGTTAACAAAAACGGAGTTCTAAGTGGACCAGATAATAAGGAATTGGTCGAAGATCTATTAGGACTTCACGACTTCAAAGCAATTTCAGAAGAATTTGACACACCACCTCCGAAAGCAGAAGCAAATGAAACGGAAGAATCTATCAATTTGATAATTCAAATGCCACGGGCAGATTTTACAGACACGGCACTCGAGAACCTAAAAGGATTAGTAGAGAGCAAAGCGGCTCTTATAAAGAAAGCACTTAATACGGATTCCATTCCCATCATTGTAAATGATGAATTTGTAGCATTCCCTTGGTTTCAAGGTGAGTGCTCCCCAGAGGAGGTTAAGGCATACACCCATTTTGTCACGGCACTATGCGAAATGGCGAAAAAACAGACCCGTGTCAATTCCACCGAGAAATCAGTAGAGAATGAAAAATACGCTTTCCGTTGCTTCCTTCTAAGGCTTGGTTTTATCGGCCCAGAATATAAAATGGAACGAAAGATTCTCCTCTCCAAGCTTTCAGGTAGCTCCGCTTTCAAAAGCGGAACGGCCAAGCAGGAGGTGAGTGAACAATGAATATCATTCACCCAGAAATGCTAAAGCAACTTAGAAGCTATTACACTCCAGGAACACGTGTGATGCTACTTAAAATGAACGATCCTTATACCAAACTTCAGCCTGGATCTAAAGGTACGGTTACTAGTGTTGATGACATAGGAACGATTCACGTCAGTTGGGATTCCGGTGGTTCCCTTGGAGTGGCCTTTGGTGAGGATTTATGCAAGAAAATCGAAGGGTAAAACATACACAATTTAAGTCAAATATGGCAGTAAATATGTAGATTTATATTGCGGAATTGTCTTGCTATAAAAGCCTTTTAGAGTGATATATGTACATGCCGAAAGGACACACACACTTTAGAAGGAGCGAGAAAAATGCTAAACGCAAAATTTGGAATTGAAATTGAGTTCACAGGGATTACAAGGGAAAAAGCAGCAAAGGTTGCAGCTGAATATTTGCAAGGCACTTACAGTGAAGGCGGTACTTACTACGACACCAAGAAGGTAAAAACACTGGACGGTCGGGTATGGAAGTTTATGTACGACGGGAGCATCCACTGCCAAAGAAAAGAAGGCGGAAGAAAGGTAGCCGCCAGTAGGGAGTACAGCGTTGAATTGGTCAGCCCCATCCTTACCTACCAAGAGGACATTGAAACATTACAGGAATTGGTGAGAAAGCTACGCAAAGCTGGAGCCTTTACAAATACATCTTGTGGCATTCACATTCATCTAGATGGTGCTGAGCATACACCGAAAAGTATTCGAAACATTGTAAATATCATCGCAAGCAAAAACGACTTATTTTACAAAGCACTTCAAATTGCACCGCAGAGAATGAACTACTGCAAAAGGATGGACAGCATTTTGGTTGAGAAAATGAACCGCAAGAAGCCTAAAACTTTGAGAGAAATTGAGGATATTTGGTACGAGGGTTACAGCGAAAGCAGAAGCGCCCACTATCACAATAGCCGCTACCATTTCCTCAACCTTCACAGCTTTTTTACGGGAAACCATACAGTTGAACTTCGAGGGTTTAACAGCGAACTTCATGCTGGAAAGATAAGAAGTTACATTGTTTTAGCACTCGCCATTAACCACCAAGCCTTAACACAAAGGTGTGCATCGGCAAAGAAACCCCAGGTGGAGAACGAGAAATTTGCCATGAGAACCTACCTAAACCGAATTGGTTTCATCGGCGACGAATTTGCAAACTGCAGAGAACATTTAACCTCAGCACTTTCGGGTTCAGCTGCATGGCGGTTTCGGGCGGCCTGAGCTGCTCCTAATCCCTAAAGCTAAGAAGGAGGATGACAATGAACAGTAAATTATATCTTGCCTATGGCTCCAACCTTAATCTGGAGCAAATGGCCAACAGATGCCCCACAGCGAAGGTAGTGGGTGCAAGCCAAATCAATGACCATCGCTTGTTATTTAGAGGGGCACACGCGGGCGCTGTGGCGACCATCGAGCCTTTTAAGGGTGACAACGTACCAGTTTTGGTGTGGGAAATCACACCCGCTGATGAGGCGGCACTTGACCGCTACGAGGGATGGCCATTCCTTTATCGCAAGGAAACTGTAAAAGTAAAATTGGACGGTAAAACCGTCAAGGCGATGGTCTATATCATGAATGACGGGAGACCGCTTGGACAGCCAAGCTGCTATTATTACAGTACAATTTTAGAAGGCTATAAAAGTGCAGGCTTCGATGTAGATATCCTGCGTAAAGCGACAACAGATTCACTAGAATCGGAGGAGGTAATAAATGAATGAGATAATCAAAGAACAAATCCTTTCCATCCGAGAAAGTGGAGTCACAAATATGTTTGATGCAAACCGAGTCCAGTATGAAGCAAATGAACGAGGGTTTTATGAATTGGTAGTCTATTTAATAGACCATAAAGCGGAATATGCTCATTTCATACTGACGGGGGAAGTGGATGAAAATAAGTAAATAAAACTAAAACAGGATAAGGGGAAGAGCTTCATCTATAGGATTGAGGCTCTTTTCTTTTGTCCTTTTTCATAAAAGGGGCGGTGTTTATGCGGAAACTCAAGAAATATAAGCCGACCGCCTTTATAGCTGATGGGTCATATTACGATAAGGATGCTGCTGATTACGCTGTAGCTTTTATCGAAGCACTCTCCCATACGAAAGGTTTATGGGCAGGTAAGCCTTTTGAACTTATCGATTGGCAGGAGCAAATAATCCGTGATTTATTCGGAATTTTAAAGCCAGATGGATATCGGCAGTTTAACACTGCTTACGTAGAGATACCTAAAAAGATGGGAAAAAGCGAGCTTGCCGCAGCAATTGCACTTCTCCTCACTTGCGGTGATGGTGAAGAACGGGCGGAGGTGTACGGTTGTGCCGCCGACCGCCAGCAGGCATCAATTGTATTTGAAGTGGCGGCCGATATGGTGCGGATGTGTCCAGCACTGAATAAACGTGTTAAGTTGCTGGCTTCAACTAAGCGACTGGTGTACCTGCCGACCAACAGCTTCTATCAGGTATTGTCGGCTGAAGCCTACTCCAAACACGGCTTCAATATACACGGTGTTGTTTTCGATGAACTTCATACTCAGCCAAACCGGAAACTATTTGATGTTATGACGAAGGGATCTGGGGATGCAAGGACCCAACCGCTGTATTTTCTTATCACCACTGCGGGGACGGATACTCAGAGTATCTGCTACGAAACACACCAAAAAGCGGTTGATATTATTGAGGGCAGAAAATACGATCCTACCTTTTATCCCGTAATCTATGGCGCCAAAGAAGAGGATGATTGGACAGATCCAAAAGTTTGGAAGAAAGCAAATCCAAGCTTGGGAATTACGGTGGGGATTGACAAGGTAAGGGCTGCTTGTGAAAGTGCAAAGCAAAACCCTGCTGAAGAGAACAGCTTCAGGCAGTTAAGATTGAATCAGTGGGTTAAACAGTCTGTCCGTTGGATGCCAATGGCAAAGTGGGATGCCTGTGCATTTCCAGTTATACCAGAAAGTCTTGAAGGGCGGGTATGTTATGGGGGTCTTGACCTATCTTCTACAACAGACATTACAGCCTTTGTGTTGGTGTTCCCACCAGAGGATGAAACAGATAAATACATTGTTCTTCCGTATTTTTGGATGCCAGAGGACAACATTGACCTCCGAGTCCGAAGAGACCATGTGCAATACGATCTTTGGGAGAAGCAAGGGTATATTCTAACCACAGAAGGCAATGTAGTGCATTACGGCTACATTGAGCGGTTTATTGAAGAACTGGGCGAAAAGTATAACATTCGAGAAATTGCGTTTGACCGTTGGGGAGCTGTTCAAATGGTTCAGAACCTTGAAGGATTAGGCTTTACTGTCGTTCCTTTCGGTCAAGGCTTTAAAGATATGTCACCACCAACCAAAGAACTGATGAAATTGACATTAGAAGAAAGAATAGCACACGGTGGGCATCCAGTGCTTCGTTGGATGATGGACAACATCTTTATAAAAACTGATCCGGCGGGCAACGTGAAGCCGGATAAAGAAAAAAGTACAGAAAAAATAGATGGCGCGGTGGCAACTATCATGGCACTTGATCGTGCTATTCGTTGTGGCTCAGGTAATAGTGGAGATTCGGTGTATGACGAGCGAGGTTTGATTGTCTTTTAAACCTTAATGGTTAGCACAATGTTTATATTCGGAGGTGATGCCTATGAATCTAATAAAAGGACTGTTTCGTTCAAGAGACAAACCGCAAAATCGTGTGGGTAGTGCGTTCTCCTTCCTGTTTGGCGGTACGTCATCTGGCAAAATGGTTAATGAACGTACTGCAATGCAGGCAACAGCAGTGTATGCCTGCGTAAGGATATTAGCTGAAGCGATTGCCGGACTGCCACTTCATGTATATAGATATCGTTCTGATGGAGGTAAAGAAAGGATTCCTTTCCACCCGCTGTATTACCTTCTTCATGATGAACCAAATCCAGAGATGACTTCATTCGTGTTTCGAGAAACACTGATGAGTCATCTTTTACTTTGGGGAAATGCCTATGCACAGGTGGTCAGAAACGGTCGTGGGCAGGCAGTTGCACTTTATCCCCTACTTCCTAACAAGATGGAAGTTAGTCGAGCAACAAACGGAGAGCTGGTCTATACCTACTATCGTGATACTGATGAAAGTGGCCTAAACCCAAAAGGTGGCTATGTCACACTCCGTAAAGATGAAGTTCTACACATACCTGGCTTAGGTTTTGATGGACTCATTGGCTATAGCCCAATCGCTATGGCGAAAAATGCAATCGGTATGTCACTTGCTACTGAAGAGTACGGTGCGGCATTCTTTGCCAATGGTGCTAATCCCGGAGGTGTGCTGGAACACCCAGGAGTAATCAAAGATATACAGAGGGTCAAGGATAGTTGGAATAGTGCCTACCAAGGCACAGGCAATGCTCACAAAATCGCTGTCTTGGAAGAAGGCATGAAGTTTCAAGCCATTGGTATCCCGCCGGAACAGGCACAATTTCTTGAAACACGGAAATTCCAAATTAATGAGATTGCGAGGATTTTCCGAGTGCCGCCCCATATGGTGGGTGATCTTGAAAAGTCTAGTTTCTCCAACATTGAGCAGCAATCGTTGGAGTTTGTAAAATACACCCTCGATCCGTGGGTGGTTCGATGGGAGCAAAGTCTCCAGCAATCGCTTATTTTGCCTTCTGAAAAAACTTCATTGTTTATCAAGTTCAATTTAGATGGTCTGCTTCGTGGAGATTATCAAAGTCGTATGAATGGTTACGCTACAGGTCGACAGAATGGCTGGATGTCAGCCAACGATATCCGTGAACTGGAGGATATGAACCGCATACCGGCTGAGGAAGGTGGCGACTTATATCTGGTTAACGGAAATATGACAAAACTGGCTGACGCAGGTGCGTTTGCCAAAACCGAAGGAGGTCAGTAAATGAGGAAGTTTTGGAACTGGGTGCGAGATTCTGATGAAGAACGTACCCTCTATTTAAATGGAGTGATATCCGAAGAAACGTGGTGGGGCGATGAGGTCACACCTAAGATTTTTAAAGATGAATTGCTGGCAGGCACTGGCGACATTACGGTGTGGATTAATTCTCCAGGCGGTGATGTTTTCGCAGCAGCTCAGATTTATAACATGCTCATGGAGTATACCGGAAAAGTCACTGTAAAGATTGATGGGCTTGCGGCAAGTGCGGCATCCGTTATTGCTATGGCAGGTGGAGATGTATATATGTCTCCTGTATCCATGCTAATGATTCATAACCCATCAACGATTGCCATCGGTGACAGTGAGGAAATGCTTCGAGCAAAGGCTCTATTAGATGAGGTCAAGGAAAGTATTATTAATGCTTATGAGTTAAAAACGGGTCTTTCCCGAACAAAACTCTCCCATCTAATGGATGCAGAATCATGGATGAATGCAAATAAAGCCATTGAACTTGGTTTTGCAGACAAGATAATGTTCATGGAAAGTGAAGCGCCGGATTTGACGGATAGTCTTATTTTTAGCAGGATGGCGGTTACTAACTCGCTTATCAGCAAGCTACCAAAACAACCAAAACAGAAAACAGGTACACCCATTGAGTCGCTGGATAAGCGGCTTTCTTTAATTTTGCACTAATTTAAAGGAGGAAATAACGATGAGTAAAATTCTTGAATTGCGTGAGAAACGCGCTAAAGCATGGGACGCAGCAAAGGCATTCCTTGATTCAAAACGTGGCGGTGATGGATTGTTATCCGCCGAGGACACGACAACCTATGAAAAAATGGAAGCCGATGTGGTGGCACTTGGTAAGGAAATCGAACGTTTGGAACGCCAAGCATCTATCGACTTAGAACTGTCGAAAGCAACCAGTAACCCAATTACGAACGAACCTACTAGAACTGGAGAGGAAAAGACCGGACGCGCAAGTGCTGAATATAAAAAAGCTTTCTGGAATGCGATGCGTGACAATGTCAGCTATGAAGTAAGGAACGCTCTAAAGATTGGAACTGATTCTGAAGGTGGATTCCTTGTACCAGATGAGTTTGAGCGTACGCTAGTAGAAGCCCTAGAGGAAGAAAATATTTTCCGTAGGTTAGCCAATGTCATCACAACATCTTCTGGCGACCGCAAGATTCCTGTTGTTGCAAGCAAAGGCTCTGCAAGCTGGATCGATGAAGAAGGAGCTATTCCTGAAAGTGATGATAGCTTCGGTCAAGTATCCATCGGTGCTTATAAACTGGCAACGATGATTAAAGTCTCAGAGGAACTGCTAAACGATTCCGTGTTCAATCTCGAAAGCTACATCACAAGAGAATTCGCACGACGTATTGGTAACAAGGAGGAGGAAGCCTTCTTTATAGGTGACGGTACAGGAAAGCCAACAGGAATTCTGAATGCTACTGGTGGTGGTCAAGTTGGGGTTACTGCGGCAAGTGCCACTGCCATCACTTTGGATGAGGTATTAGATTTATTCTACAGCTTAAAAGCACCGTATCGAAATAAGGCAGTATTCGTAATGAATGACGCCACTATAAAAGCTATCCGTAAATTAAAGGACGGAAACGGACAGTACTTATGGCAACCTTCTGTCCAAGCGGGGACACCTGATACGATTCTTAACCGCCCGCTGTACACCTCATCATATGTACCTACTATTGAAGCAGGTGCAAAGACTATGGTATTCGGTGATTTTAGTTATTACTGGGTGGCAGACCGTCAAGGACGCGTATTCAAACGATTAAATGAACTCTATGCTGTTACAGGTCAAGTAGGATTTATTGCGACTCAGCGAGTTGATGGAAAGCTTATCTTACCGGAGGCCGTTAAGGTACTCCAACAGAAAGCCTAACGGAGGTGCTTTATGAGTTATAACACGAAGAATTATACCGAACAAGGCGGAGAAAAAACTGTCATCGGAGGTGTTTTAGAAATTAAAGAAGGGGCCTCGGTTACGGGGCTTCCTGTTGCTGAAAACCAGGCAGACAGCACCGCCACCGATGTTGCTGGTCTAGTTACGGACTTCAATGCCCTGCTTGCCAAACTAAAAGCAGCGGGGCTTATGGAGGCTGACTAAGGTGGAATGTAAAGGAGGTTGGTGGTATGGCAGTGGCAGATAATCTCTTGCCTAAAGTTAAAGCGAACTTAATTTTAGCACATGATCAGGATGATGCCCTCCTTATTGGATTTATCACTGCTGCAGTCTCCTATGCACAGAGCTATCAGCACGTTCCTGAAAAATATTATGAAACACATGCTATGCCTCCAACAACAGAACAAGCAGTGATTATGTTGTCGAGTCATTTCTATGAAAGTAGAGATGGCTCGACGGCAGGTTTCTTTGCTGATAGCGTACAGGCGGGACAACAAGTATGGAATACAGTGAACTTACTTTTACGACTTGATCGAGAGTGGGGTGTTTAGTGTGAGCTTTGGGAAGATGAACACCTTCATCGATATCATTAGCACGATACCCACAAAGGATAAGGAAGGCTTCGCCACAAAAGATGACAACATACTCGCAAGTGTACTTGCTTACAAGGAAGATCGGCATGGCAGTGAGCGATGGACGAATATGGCATCATTTTCATCTGCAACTTCCCTATTCAGGTTTAGAAAAATCTTCGGACTTAAGGTGACCAATGAAATGGTTATCGTCTGCGATGATGGCAGATATCAAATTTTAAGTGTTGAGGATGTAAGAAATCGAGGTATGTATGTCGAGGTTTTAGCCGAAAAGCTAGAACCAACTGTGAGGTGATGGATATGGCAAAAGCGAATATAAAGATGCCAGAAGAATTCCTTTTAAAGGTATCCCGATTAGCTGACCAAACCGATGTGATTCTTCCTAAGATTTTAGAAGTTGGCGGTGAAGTGGTGCTAGATAAAGTCAAGGGAAATCTAAGTAAGGTGGTTGGCAAGGACACGAAATATCCATCCAAAAGTACTGGAGAATTGCTATCTTCACTGGGCCTTTCTGGTGCAAAGCAGGATAGAAACGGTAACTTCAATGTAAAAGTCGGCTTTGCAGAGCCACGTTCTGATGGTGAGAGCAATGCTAAACTTGCCAGCATCATTGAATATGGGAAGCATGGTCAGCCTGCAAAACCCTTCCTAAAGCCTGCGAGGAATGCATCTAGGAAACCCTGCATCAACGCAATGGTTGCCAAGCTGGAGGAGGAGATCGACAAAATATGAATATCTTAGAGGAACTTAATACACTTGTGACCGCCATACCGCTCCCCGTGGAAACCGGGGTTTTTTCAGGTTTGGCACCAGATGAGTATGTCGTGATTCTTCCTCTTTCGGATATTTTTGAAGTTCATGCGGATAATCGTCCAGGCTTTGATGTGCAGGAAGCGAGGATATCACTGTTTTCAAAAAATAATTACCTAGAGCGGAAACGGCAGCTCACAACTGCTTTAATAAATGCGGATTTTACTGTGACTGAACGAAGATATATCGGTCACGAGGATGATACTGGATATCACCATTATGCCATCGATGTGGCGAAAAACTATAGATTGGAGGAATAACACATGGCAACTATCGGTCTTGATAGACTGTACTATTCAAAAATAACCGAGGACGCTAACGGTGAGGAAACTTATGCCCAACCTTCTGTACTTGCAAAAGCCATCACTGCTGAACTTTCGGTAGAACTAGTGGAAGCCATTCTGTACGCTGACGACGGTGCGGCGGAGGTTGTGAAAGACTTTAACAGTGGTACTCTCACCCTCGGTGTAGACGACATTGGTCCGACGGTCGCAGCGGATTTAACTGGCGCTTCTACTGATGACAACGGAGTACTAATCTCTGCTAGTGAAAACGTGGGTACACCCGTTGCAGTGGGGTTTCGTGCGCAAAGGGCTAATGGAACATACCGCTATTTTTGGCTGTATCGTGTTAAGTTTGGACTACCAGCTACCAACTTACAGACAAAGGCTGATTCCATTACCTTTTCTACACCCACCATTGAAGGAACCGTTATGCGCAGGAATAAGCTGGATGGATTGGGCAAGCACCCATGGAAAGCGGAAGTTACAGAAGGTGATCCTGGTGTTTCATCGACCACCATAACAGGCTGGTTCACTGAGGTTTATGAACCTGTCTATACACCTGAACCATAGGAGGAGAAATAATGGATAATGATAGAAGTGCCACAATCAACATAGGTGACAAAGAGTATGAACTGGTTTTAACTACACGAGCTACAAAGGCCATTGCCGGTCGTTACGGTGGTCTTGAAAACCTTGGAGAAAAACTGATGAAATCAGAAAACTTCGAGATGGCACTGGATGAGATTGTTTGGCTCATCACGCTGCTTGCAAACCAGTCCATTTTGATTCGAAACCTAAAGAATAAGAATGCACCAGAAGAATTACTGACAGAGGAAGAAGTAGAGCTTCTTACCTCACCGCTTGATTTATCGGCATATAAAACTGCAATTACCGAGGCGATGTTCAAAGGTACAAAGCGAAATGTAGAAAGTGAGGAGGAAACTCCAAAAAACGTGGAAGTCGGGTAACGGACGATGAGGTCTTTACCCGGCTTCTTTATTATGGAACAGTTCAGATGGGCATGGAGACAGAGGAATTCTGGCTTATGCCAATTGGGCTGTTTTTTGATTTATGGACTTGTCATAAACAATGGCATGGTATTGAAAAGCCAAAGAAAACACGGACCATTGACGATATTATCCCACCAGGTATTTAGGAGGAGGTGAAGGCATGGCAGACAATTTTGGTTTAAAAATAGGTGTTGAAGGCGAGCGTGAATTCAAGAACGCACTGCGAGAAATCAATCAATCATTTAAAGTATTGGGCAGTGAAATGGCCCTTGTAACGAGTCAGTTTGATAAAAACGATAAATCCATTCAGTCAGTTACCGCTCGTAATGCCGTTTTGAATAAAGAAATTGACGCACAGAAAGAAAAGATTTCTACCCTTAAGGCTGCCCTTGATAATGCCTCCTCCTCTTTCGGTGAAAATGACCGTCGTACCCAAAACTGGCAGATACAATTAAACAGGGCTCAGGCAGAACTGAACCTTATGGAACGTGAACTTGAGGAGTCTACAATTGAAGCGGATAATCTCGGTGACGAATTAGACGATTCCGGCAAAAGTGCAGAAGATGCCGGTAGCAGGTTTGAAAAGCTTGGCGGTGTACTAAAGGGAATTGGTGTGGCGATGGGCGCTGTCGCCGTTGCTGCTGGAGCCGCAGCTATTAAGTTAGGCAAAGAAGTTGTCCAACAGTTCGGAGAGTTGGAACAAAACCTCGGTGGCTCTGAAGCTGTCTTCGGTGCATACGCTGCATCAATTCAGAAAACTGGTGAGGAAGCCTATAAAAATCTTGGTGTCTCCCAAAGTGAGTATCTGGCGACTGCTAACAAAATGGGTGCCCTGTTCCAAGGCTCAGGTATCGAACAGCGTAAAAGCCTTGAGCTAACTGAAAAGGCTATGCAGCGTGCTGCGGATATGGCATCTGTTATGGGCATAGATATGTCCTCTGCAATGGAAGCAGTCACAGGTGCGGCAAAAGGCAACTTCACTATGATGGATAACTTGGGTGTTGCGATGAATGCTACAAACATCCAAGCCTATGCTCTCGCAAAGGGTCTGGATTTCACTTGGAATACCGCCACACAAGCGGAAAAAGCCGAAATCGCAATGCAGATGTTTTTCGAGAACACAGAGCAGTACGCCGGTAACTTTGCACGTGAATCCACGGAAACAATCACAGGTTCCATTGGTCTGCTTCAAGCCGCCCTCGGTTCGTTCACGGCGAGACTTGGCAATGCCAATGCTGACATGACAAACCTCACGGAAAACCTTGTAGATGCTTTTCAGGCAGTAGTGGAAAATATCGTACCGGTTTTAGAGAATATCGTGGCGGCACTACCGACAGCAACAGGAGCAATTTTAGCAGCGGTTGCAGACTTGCTTCCTATGCTCCTTGAATTAGTCACAAAAATATTTGCGCAGGTGCTGGAAACGATTTTAAATCTCTTGCCTGAACTTATCCCGGCAGCGGTTAGTGCTTTAATGACTATTGTGGGTGCTTTGATTGATAATCTTCCATTACTCATAAATGCGGCAATAGAACTGGTCACAGCACTTGTGGAGGGTATTGGCATAGCTTTACCTCAGCTGATACCTGCAGCAGTTTCAGCGGTCACGAAGATTGTTCAAGGTTTGATTGAGAACCTGCCAATGCTGCTGGATGCGGCTTTGCAGTTGATTATAGGATTAGCACGGGGATTGGTTGATGCAATACCTCAGCTTACTTCTGCATTGCCTGTCATCATTAAAGCAATAGTTGATTTTATCATTAAATCTATTCCGCAGATTATTGAAGCGGGTATTCAATTATTGTCGTCACTGGTTACAGCTTTGCCTACCATTATTACAGCAGTTGTGGAAGCAATCCCGCAAATTATAGACAGTATCATCAATGCTGTTATTGGCTCGATTCCTTTGATTATTGATGCAGGTATCCGGCTTTTGGTATCTCTCATTCAGGCATTGCCGCAGATTATTACTACTGTTGTAGGTGCTATTCCCAAGATTGTTAGCTCGCTGGTCAATGCCGTTATTGGTAACATCGATAAGATTATCTTAGCGGGTGTACAACTGTTTGTGGCATTGATTGCAAACCTACCAAGGATAATCGTGGAGATTGTTAAAGCAGTACCGCAGATTATCTCTGGACTGATCAAAGCCTTTACTGGCTATATCGGTCAAATGGCTCAAGTGGGTGGCAATCTGATTAAAGGTCTATGGCAAGGTATTTCAGACGCAGGGGCATGGCTATGGAGTAAAATATCTGGATTTTTCGGAAATGTTGTTTCAAGGATTAAAGACTTCTTCGGTATCCGCTCTCCTTCAACCCTATTTGCTGGAATTGGCCGCAACATGGGTGAAGGTATCGGTGTAGGTTTTGAGGATGCAATGACAGCAGTTTCAAGGGATATGCAAAATGCAGTGCCAACCAGCTTTGACTTTAATTACAGAGGTGTATCTGGGCAAGGCAATGCCACTGGTGCAAGTATCACTCAAAACATTTCTGTAGTGACACCTAAGGCTCTATCAGAAAAAGAACTAGCACGGGAGTTTAAGAACCTATCCCGCAAACTGGCACTTGAATTGTAAAGGAGGTACGGACATGGAACTAACATACACCAATAGAGATGGAGAGAGTATTACGCTAAAGCAAAGCCGACCGTACTTTCTTACGAAGATAGATGGTACTGGCAACATCCGTCAAACTGTTAACACTTTCAAGGCGCCAGACCAAGATGGCGCTTTTTATATTTCCTCCACACTAGATATGCGAAACATAACGATTGAAGGTACGGTTGTTGCTGATACTCCCGATGAAGCTTATAAAAGGAGACAACACTTCCTTCAAATATTCAGCCCAAAGCTACTAGGAACCCTTCAATACCGTGAGAGACAGATTTCCTGTGTGGTAGAGGAAGCAGGTTTTAGTGTTTCTAATCGGCAACGAATACCAAACTTCTTTGTCAGTCTGCTCTGCCCATCCCCTTTCTTTGAGACATTAAATGAGGTGCGAGAGGAACTGGCATCATGGATACCGCTATTTGAGTTTGAATTGGAAATTCCAATGACTGGGATGGAGTTCGGAATGCGTCAACCTAGCCAAATCATTACGGTGGAAAATATAGGGGATGTATCTTGTGGATGCGAGATAGTGTTTAGGGCCTTAGGTACTGTGTCGAACCCTGAACTATTAAACATAGACACGGGAGAATATATCCGACTTCTCACTACAATGAGCGCTGGGGATGAACTTCGTGTATATACCCATTTCGCTGGTAAGCGTGTGATCCAAGTTGATGGTTCAACGGTTACAAATGCTTTTTCACTGTTGGATACCAATTCGGTGTTCTTTCAACTGGCGGCAGGCCTTAATACACTGAGATACGATGCTTCTGTCAATATGGAATTGTTAGAGGTTAGTATTTACTTTCGTCCGCAGTTTCTGGGGGTGTGAAAATGGAACTGTATATCTACAATTCAAACCGGGAGCTTGCAGGCATTGTTGAATCCTTTGAGTACTTACGCTGGACGAGACGCTATTCCCAGTGTGGCTCATTTGAGTTAAAGGCGATAGCAACTCCAGAGAATACAGAACTCTTAAAGGAAGGGAATATCATCTGGAAAAATGATGATGAGGAAGCCGGGATCATTGAGCATCTGGAACTTTCTCAAACCGAGCATGAAATTATTACTGCAAGTGGTCGTTTTGCAACTTCCTTCCTCTCCCGCCGCATTGTTTGGCAAACGGAGAAACTGTCTGGTGACATATCTGTCTGTGTGGAGCAGTTGATAAATAATAATCTTATCAATCCTTCTGATACAGCAAGGAAGATTTCAAACATAACCTTTTCTGCTCCAAACTTAAATGTTCCCATCAGCACACAAATATCGTATAGAAATTTGATGGATGCGGTGACAGGACTATGTGTTGCTTCAGATATTGGCATTAAGACCGTGTTCTCTCCTGCGACAGGGGGATTTACCATATCGTTGTATAGAGGAAAGGAATCACAAGCAGTATTTTCTAAGGAATATGAAAATCTTACTGAACAGATTTATACGATAAGTGCAGGAGATTATGCCAACACTGCCCTTGTTGCTGGTGAAGGAGAAGGCACAGAGCGAACCTTTATTTCGATTACAGGTGGCTCAGGTGAGACAAGACATGAAATTTTTGTGGATGCTAAGGATTTGCGGGCGGAAGACTTTGGTTCGGATTACATTGATACACTAATCTTTCGAGGTCAAAGTAAGCTTAGTGAGCAGGCCATACGATATTCATTTGATACATCTATCAATCCACACGGCAATTTAACATATAAGATAGACTTCGATCTTGGGCAGACCGTCAAAGTTATTTCCAAAGCATGGGGTGTATCCATGACGACACGTATCACCGAAGTCGAGGAAACCTATGACGCAGACGGCCAGAGCATCAGTGTAGTGTTTGGAAAAGCGGAGTTAACGATAGCACAAAAAATCCGCTCTGACTTAAGCGAGGTTAAAACAGCGATATTTGCTCCAACGGGCATATCCGAAATTGCACAGGCTATAGGGACCGTGGAGGAAACGTTGGGAATTGTGGAGGAAACCTTAGGTGACTTGACTGAGGTAGATTCAGAGATTCAAGGAGACAGCGTAGCATCTACTATCAATAATCTGTATGGTAAACTACCAGCACTCGAAATCAATGTGGGCGGAGGTACTATATCCATTGGACAATATGCGTTGTACCATATGAACTCTGGGGATGCCTTTTATTTCACCTCATGGAGTGGCAATAAGTTTAGTGACCAGCCAAGTGATGACGGTCATGTCTTTTTGGTAAAGCATAACGGGGATAACACGGGGAATGGCTATCAGCGGGCAATGGGTTTCTTTATTTCTCGTAATACCATGACATTTTATGTGATTTCTGTTTTCGTATTTAACAACCCTTCTGGTCAAGCAAACTGGCTTAATATCAATAACGAACCTGTAACTACTGCAAGGATTGCCAATGGAGCAGTCACTGGCTTGAAAATTACAGACCGTACAATTACAGCCACTAAACTGGCTTCTTCCTTTAGCGACTACTCAACTACAGAACAAAACACAGGGCGGCTATGGATAGATGGCAAGACGATTTATCGTAAAGAGATAAATCTCGGTTCGCTTACGGATACAACACCAAAACATGTACCTCATGGTATAGCAAACCTCAGCACTGTTGTCAGTTTAACCGGTTTTGTCACGAATGGGAGTGTTTTCTTGCCACTGCCCCTTGCTCGTTACAACAACTTTGCATCTCAAATCGGACTCTTCGTGAATATGACCGACATTGTAGTCGAACCAGGCAATGATAGAACTGCATATACAGGCTATGTAGTTATAGAGTACACAAAAACCGTTTAGTAAGGAGGGAATAGTTTATGGAGAAAAGTGGATTTTTCAACTCATCTGATGGAGATAGAATCTATGACGCGACAGATTTCGCTGCATATTTTGGAAGCCTTGTCTCGAATGGTGTATTTTATTCTACACCAACAAACCTTCTGGTGTCTCCAGGGATTGGGTTGGTAGTGAGCATAGCAGCGGGCAGTGCGTGGATTAATGGTTATCGATATGAAAATACGGATGTTTTAAACAAACCACTTTCTACAGCAGACGGAAGCAATCCTCGCATAGACCGGGTTGTGGTTCGCTTAAGTCAAATTACGAGGAGCATTCAGCTTGCCATTGTCACGGGTACTCCCGCAGCAACACCCATAGCTCCAGAGTTGACAAGAACAAGCGATGTCTATGAACTTGGCATCGCTGATGTTTTAGTACCTTCGGCTGCCACATCGATTTCAGCAAATAACATTATAGATACCCGATTGAATACTAGCCTTTGTGGGCTGGTAAACTCGCTAGTTTCGGCTGTTTATGAATAGGAGGAGGTGAATGTAAGTGGCGGATATTAATGGCATCACTCTGCAGGCGGGTTCTAGCCCGACCGTCCATTACACAATTACTTATACCAAAAGCCGTCTAAATAATAGTCAGATGAGATACAATTTCACCATATCCGCTGCGTTGGGTTCATCAGGTTCCTTTATCCGTAGTGGTTATGCATTGCTTTGCACTATGACTGTAAATGGATCTTCTTCACAGGTACGTATTAAAGCGGCGGATGGAGATAACTGGGAAGGGACCACACCAAGGCTCAGATATGTTTCGGTAACCTGCGCTTCTACTACAGGTAATGCAACCCAGCCAGTCACATTCAAAGTGGTATCTGATGGACGATTGCCATTATCCTCTGGTGTAATTACCAATTCAAGCTATACGGTACTAAGTGCTCCATTGCTTACTACAGCTTGTGGAGCCCCAACATCTTGTACTGTTTCTCCAACACTTGCGGAAGGGAATGTGACTCTTTCTTGGAGCGGTGCTTCTGGAGGCATCAATAATACGATTTCCAGTTATGAGATTCAATATAGTGATTCCGCCGATAATGTCACATGGGGAGCATGGACTGCTCTGACAACGGTGACCACCACAGCGACAAGTGGTAGTGTATCCGTTGCACCGCCTCCTACCCGAGGTAATTATCGTAGATTTCAGGTACGAACCCGTGGTACAGCAGGTGCTAGTTATTACTCTAGCTGGAAAGTATCCACAAACAGCATCCGCAGAAATACGGTGCCAAAGCCAGCGACGACTGCTGTTGCCTCCCCGGCAGCATATAGCGATGAGACTATCACGCTTAATTGGAGCGGAGCATCTAACGGTACCAGTCCAATTAAGGGATATCAAATTGCCAGTCGCACATCTACGGATAATAGTACTTGGAGTGCGTGGAATGTGTTGACCACGTTGACACTGGCGGCAAGCGGAGGGAGCTATAACCCAATAGTTTCAAGGACTCCAGGAACATATACTCAATTTGGTATTTGGACAATTGATACATTAGATGTTTATTCAATAGAAAAAGTCAGCAATAGTATCTATTGTAATGTCACAGCTTGTGCAGCACCGACCCTATGCACGGTAAGTGCAACATTATCTGAAGGAAATGTCACTCTTTCTTGGAGCGGAGCATCTGGCGGTGCAGGTAACCCTATCACTTCCTATGAAATACAGTACAGTGATTCACACGATAACATCAATTGGGGTGCCTGGTTGGCATTGGCTATAGTCAATAATTCTGCAACAAGCAGTATTTTAAATGTCAGTCCACCTGCTACACGTGGCCATTATCGTCGGTTTCGAATAAGAACTCGTGGTACGGCTGGTGAGGATTATTACTCAGACTGGACTATTTCCAGCAATACTGTTCGTAAAAACATACTGCCCATACCACCGACTATTTTTGCCGCAAACCCTCCTATATATGAAGCTAATACAATAAATCTTTCATGGAGTGGGACGGTACCTGGAACCAGTGCGATTAAGCAGTATGTCATACAACAGTCTACATCGACAGATGGTGTGAATTGGTCGGCATACGTAGCACTGACGACTATTATTTCAAGCAATACCTCAGGTAGCCTTCAGGTAAATGCTTCACAAATAGCTGGTCGGTATACCCGTTATCGAATCAGTGTTACAGATGCACTTGATGCAGTTTCTGCCTTTGTAGTTAGCAACATGGTAAAGAAAAACAGCCCACCTGCATCACCAGTAGTGGACTGTCCAATGTCTGGCAATTTTACTTATAACTCTACACCACGTTTTATGATTACAACAGGAATTGAACCAGATGGACAAACACAAATAGTGGAGGTAAGGATTGACTCTGGTCCATGGCAAAATAGCGTGGACAATCCTGAGCGGTTTTCTGTAAGCGGCTATCTTGGTAATGGTGTCAAGACGGTTTACCAGGCAGAACCTCTTTCTGTAGGAAATCATACGGTTACTTTTCGTTGCCTTGACAGTGATATCGAGTCAGCAAGCACAGAAGTTGTTCGTACCTTCACGATTTTAGCATTACCTTTTGAAATCATCACCGCTAATGTGACACATGTAAAGGCAGCGCATATTAAGACGTTTCGAACTGCTATAAACAGGGTACGTAGCTATTACAATATGTCCCCTGCAACTTGGAAAGAGGAGATCATCGCAAGAAAGACCACTGTTAAGAATTGGCCATTCCATATCGTTGAAATGCGTAAAGCTATTGATGCGATTATTATGATGATTAATAGTTTTGATTCTTCCCAGGCATTCGATATACCACCTGTCACATGGGTGTCTATTGGTACAGGACGACCAAAGGCAGATGTAATGCAACAAATTCATGACCTAATAAAAATAATGTAAAGATAATATTCAGCGCTCTTGTAACTTGCAGGGGCGCTTTTCTATATGGAAATACACGAAACGGAGGTGTCTTTAATGAAAGAAATTTGGAATTGGATACAACTGGCTATTGCTGCTGTCGGTGGATTTCTTGGATGGTTTCTCGGTGGTTATGATGGATTTCTTTATGCTTTGGTAGCCTTTATTGTCATCGATTATGTGACGGGAGTGCTGTGTGCCATTATAGATAAAAAGCTATGTAGCGAAATCGGTGCTAAGGGAATTTTCAAAAAGGTACTCATCTTTGCAATGGTAGGAATCGCTCATATTATCGATACACAAATTTTAGGTAGTATCGGAGAGGATAGTGGTGCTTTACGTACAGCAGTAATCTTTTTCTACCTAAGTAATGAAGGAATATCTATTTTGGAGAATGCCGGTCATATTGGACTGCCCATCCCAGAAAAACTAAAATCGGTTCTTCAGCAATTACATGGACGTGATGGGGAACCGCCTAAGCCTGGTGATGGAATATGATTGACTTAACATATTAGAGGTGATTTTAATGAAGTTACGCAAACTAATATTTACGAACAATGCCTGCTTCAAAGCGGGTAAAACAATAACACCGAAGGGTATCATGGTTCACTCGACCGGCGCTAACAACCCGTGGCTCAAACGATATATTGGCCCAGACGATGGCTTGCTCGGAAAGAACCAGTATAACAACCATTGGAATCAAGACAAACCTGGAGGGCGTGAAGTCTGCGTCCATGCCTTCATTGGTAAATTAGCAAATGGTTCCATTGCTACCTATCAAACATTACCTTGGAATCACCGAGGTTGGCATGCTGGCGGGGCTGCGAACAATACTCATATTGGATTTGAAATTTGCGAGGACGGTTTGACCGATGCCTCGTATTTTTCTGCTGTTTACAAGGAAGCTGTGGAGCTTTGTGTACATCTTTGCAAACTCTATGGGTTTAGTGAAAAAGATATCATCTGTCACAGCGAAGGTTATAAACGAGGCATTGCCAGTAATCATGCAGATGTGATGCATTGGTTTCCTAAGCATGGGAAGAGTATGGACACCTTTCGAGCGGATGTAAAGAAACTATTAAATGGTGAAAATAAAACAGTTGAGCCGGTGAAAAAGAAATATTACCGTGTGCAAATTGGTGCTTATTCTGACAAAGCAAATGCGAATGCACAGCTTGCCAAAGCTAAAAAGGCAGGCTTTACGGATGCATTTATTAAGTATGATTAATCAAGATGGGCGAGTTTAAAACGGTGTTGCTTGATTTTCACAAAGTCTCTCAAATAAAATATTAAACTATTAATTTATCTAGCCTGTGGGGGTTCTTCCCTTGCAGGCTCTTTTTTTATGCCTTGATTTAATTAAATTCTACAAATCCTCAACTTCGACCTGTTCCCACGGCTATTAGGTAGGAGGTGATTCCTAGTGAATCAGCACGAGGATAAAAAAGTTACGAAGATCTCGGATGAGGTTATAGACAAAAGTACCACCGCACTTAAGAGAGTTTCACAGGAACAGTTACAACGTGAGTTTGATTATATCCAGGCAGAAAAGTTGCTGAGAAAGATGCTCGAAAAAGGCTTAATAACTGAAGTGGAATTTAACAAGATAGACGCATTAAACCGCCAAACTTTCTCCCCTTTTTTAGCTGAAATAATGCCCTGAAATCGTTGATATATAAGGGTTTCAGAGGTAATATGTGACCTACCAAGAAGGAGGTGAGAGGATGAAAAAGATAACGAAAATAGAAGGGAATCTAGCCAACTCTTTTATTAAGCCAAAAACACTAGTAGTTGCCTACTGCCGAGTTTCAACAGATAGTAATGAACAGCTAGTCAGCTTGCAAGCGCAAAAGGCTCATTATGAGACTTATATAAAGGCGAATCCAGAATGGGAATATGCAGGCTTATATTATGACGAGGGAATCAGTGGCACGAAAAAGGAAAACCGCTCTGACCTGCTTAGAATGTTATCAGACTGTGAAACTGGAAGGATTGACTTAATTATTACAAAGTCCATCAGCCGATTTGCGAGAAATACTACAGACTGCTTGGAGATGGTTCGAAAACTGATAGGCCTTGGGGTTCATATCTATTTTGAGAAGGAAAATATCAATACGGGTTCAATGGAAAGCGAGTTGATGCTCTCCATTTTAAGTGGGCTTGCAGAAAGTGAGTCAATTTCCATTTCAGAAAATACGAAGTGGGCCATTCAAAGACGATTTCAAAACGGAACCTTTAAAATTTCCTACCCGCCATATGGTTATCAAAATATTGACGGTCAAATGATAGTAAACCCCAAGCAGGCTGAAGTTGTGAAGTATATTTTTGCAGAGGTATTATCGGGCAAAGGCACACAGAAAGTTGCAAATGATCTTAATCAAAAGGGTATCCCATCAAAAAGAGGTGGTCGTTGGACAGCTACTACGATTAGAGGGATTCTGACCAATGAAAAATATACTGGTGATGTTATTTTGCAAAAGACTTATACTGACAGCCATTTTAATAGGCACACCAATTATGGTGAGAAAGATATGTATCTAGTAGAAAACCATCATGAGGCAATTATCAGCCATGAAGATTTTGAAGCTGTAGATGCCGTTCTCAATCAGAGAGCAAAGGAAAAAGGCATCGAAAAGCGCAACAGCAAATATCTAAACCGATATTCTTTCTCTGGCAAAATTATCTGCTCGGAATGTGGCAGTACCTTTAAAAGACGGATTCATTCATCCGGTCCAAGAAAATACATTGCTTGGTGCTGCAGTAAGCATATAAGCAATATAACGGAATGTTCTATGCAGTTCATTCGAGATGAAGATATAAAGACTGCATTTGTTACGATGATGAATAAACTCATATTCGGTCAGAAGTTCATATTAAGACCACTTTTGCAGGGGTTACGTAACCAGAACAATGCAGCGAGTTTTCGTAGAATTGAAGAGTTGGAAACTAAAATTGAAAACAACATGGAGCAGAGCCAGGTACTGACAGGTTTAATGGCCAAAGGGTATCTGGAACCTGCTCTGTTTAATAAAGAAAAGAATGCACTGGAGGCAGAAAGAGAAAAACTTCTTGCCGAAAAGGATCAACTTACTCGTTCCGTCAATTCCAATTTTGCAAAAGCAGATGAAGTTGACCGTCTGCTTAAGTTTGCCACTAAGTCCAAAATGCTCACAGCTTATGAGGATGAGTTGTTTGAAGATTACGTAGAGAGGATTATTGTCTTTTCACGGGAGGAAGTAGGTTTTGAATTAAAATGTGGAATCACATTGAAGGAAAGGTTGGTGAATTAGATGGGTCACACACCCTATGGATATAGAATTGAAGATGGAAAAGCTGTTGTGGATGAAAAGACTTCTGAGCAGGTAAAAGAATTATTTTCAGGATACTTGGCAGGACTTTCTTTGAAGGATGCTGCTAAACAAGCTGGGATAGACTGCTACCATGCCACAGCAAGTAAGATGTTGCAGAACAAGCATTATCTTGGCGATGAATTCTACCCTCCAATTATTGATGAGAAGACCTTCGAAAAAGCTGGGGTGGAAAAACGAAAACGAGCAGAAAAGCTCGGAAGGATATGGGAACCTAAAGATGAACCGGAAACGGATTATCCTGTAATATTCAAAGCAAAACCTCTGGTGCAAAAATATGACGACCCATACAAACAGGCAGAATATGCCTACAGTTTGATAGAAAGTGAGGTGTAACAAGTGGCAGTGAGTAGGAATGTAACAGTGATTCCGGCAATTAAACGAGTCGGAAATAATAAAAATAGTGAAAGCAAACCCAAAATACGAGTGGCCGCTTACTGCCGTGTTTCAACGGATAGTGAGGAGCAAGCTTCAAGTTATGACATTCAGATTGAACATTATACAAATTATATTAAGAAGAACAAGGAATGGGAATTGGCAGGGATTTTTGCGGATGATGGCATCACAGGTACAAATACCAAAAAGCGAGATGAATTCAACCGCATGATTGAAGAGTGCATGGCAGGAAATATTGACATGATCATCACAAAATCCATTAGCCGATTTGCCAGAAACACGTTGGATTGCCTTAAATACATCCGTCAGTTAAAGGATAAAAATATTGCTGTGTTCTTCGAGAAAGAGAATATTAACACCATGGATTCCAAGGGTGAAGTATTGCTGACTATCATGGCATCCCTCGCCCAACAAGAAAGCCAATCCTTAAGCCAGAACGTTAAGCTGGGTATTCAGTATCGATATCAGCAAGGTGAAGTTCAGGTCAACCACAAGCGTTTCCTTGGATACACCAAGGATGAAAACAAGCAACTGGTGATTGACCCAGAGGGGGCTGAGGTTGTTAAACGAATTTACAGAGAGTACCTGGAAGGAGCCAGCCTTTTACAGATTGCTAGAGGACTAGAAGCAGACGGTATTCTAACAGCGGCAGGCAAAGCCAAATGGAGACCAGAAACACTGAAAAAGATACTGCAGAATGAAAAGTACATCGGTGATGCCCTTTTACAAAAAACATATACGGTTGATTTCCTCTCTAAAAAGCGAGTCAAGAATAACGGCATTGTTCCCCAGTATTATGTAGAAAACAGTCATGAGCCTATCATTCCACGTGAGCTTTTTATGCAAGTTCAAGAAGAGATGGTCCGAAGAGCAAATCTTCGCGGCGGCAAGGGCGGTAAAAAGAGAGTTTACAGTAGTAAGTATGCTTTATCGAGTATTGTTTACTGCGGACAGTGCGGTGATATTTACAGACGGGTACATTGGAATAACCGAGGATACAAGTCAATCGTTTGGCGATGCGTCAGCCGTTTGAAGGAAAAGGACTCTGAATGCACTGCCCCTACCATAAATGAGGAAACATTGCAGACAGCAGTGGTTAAGGCTATTAACGAACTTTTGGCTAACAAAGAACCCTTCCTCTCAACCTTGCAGAAAAACATAGCTACTATATTTAATGAAGAAAATGATAATGCTACTGATGGCCTTGAAAGCAAATTGGAAGAATTACAACAACAGCTTCTTGTTCAAGCGAAGTCTAAGAATGACTATGAAGATGTGGCTGATGAAATTTATCGCCTTCGAGAATTAAAGCAAAATGCACTAGTTGAAAATGCAGAGCGAGAAGGAAAGAGGCAACGAATCGCTGAAATGACTGATTTCTTGAATGAGCAATCCTGCGAGTTGGAGGAATATGATGAGCAATTAGTAAGGCGGCTTATTGAAAGGGTTACGGTGCATGATGACAGAATTGAGGTGGAATTTAAGTCAAGTATTGAAATAGATATAGAAAATTAGATATAAGACTTGCCGCTGATTAAGGGTAACAGCTCTTGATTGGCGGCTTTTCGTTTTTATAATGCTTATGTCATACAGGAAATTGAAAAAACTTAACGGCAAGTTGCACAAGCTACTATTTTTATAAAATACTGTCTAATGGATAATTCTGCATTCATATGGTCTACGGAGCGTGGATTATATTTTGAGATACATTGTTTTATACTAGAGTCGAGGTGAAAATGATGGATACAAAAAGAAAAAAAGAGCTTTTAGAAGCCTATAAAAACAGACATCCTGAAATGGGAGTAATATCTTACCGTTGTAAAGAAACTGGCGAGGTATTTTTGGGTATCTCCAAAGATACAAAATCAGCCTTTAACAGCAATAATATGAAATTGGCAGCCAACTGGCATCCTAATAAACGATTACAAGAACTCTGGAATAAATATGGCTCGGAAGGCTTTGAACTATCAGTTATTAAAGTGTTAAAGTATGATGACCCACACGAAGATTATACAGCAAAATTAGAAAGTTTGAGAGAACAGTGTCTCGCTGCTGATCCAAATGCAAGGAGGATATGGCGATGA